AGACACAGATACCCACGACAACGGATGTGCAATGGACTATATCCACACTGACGGTGTTCAGGTTATCGGCTGGCATGAACGGGAACTAGAAGCAACATACAAAGGAGAACAGCAATGACTAAGGAAACTATCCGCGCAGAAATTATCCGAGGATTTGAGGACTTGAGATTTCTACTCACAGAAGGAGTGCGACAGGGCGAACTACGCCCAATGCAAACCTTCGGAATGTTAGAGCAACTAAACCAAGCCCAGTTTCTTATTGAGCAGGGCATGAAGGACAAGGAGACAGCCAATGAAAATCTATGACCTGAACTTAGAGACAGTCAGACAGCACCATTACATCGTGACTTACGACAGCAGTCTTGACTTGTGGTATCACGACACCGAGAACGAAGAAGGTTTCTTCCCCTATGGCACGGTCTACAACGAGAGTTATGACCAATGGGAAAGCGACTATCAAGGTGACGGTGAATACCTTGAAGGCACAGACAAACTGACTGACCGCTTCACGTTGGGCTTGCAAGCAATGAACCGCATACCGATGGGCGACACACAGTACCAACTGATAGATGGCAATGCACGTAGATTACATGACCCTGTGGACTGGCTTGTCCATGAGATGAGCAAGCACCTAACCCAACAGCAAATCATTGAAGTGATTGAAGAACTACAAGATGCGGTATCCGAATGAGAACTACATCAGACATCTTGGAAGAATGGGTACACCACAACATCACCAACGAACCAACAGCACGCGAGGTTGTAGAGATACTACGCAAGCGTTGGGGTTGGACAGTACTAATCAACGACTGGCTACAGTACGAGGAGACCGCCAATGAAACTAAGTAAGTGGATACAGCAACGACCAACCATTGACATTGCACTCACCTTGTTCCGCAGGGTCAAGCCTTACGACAGGAAGAATCACCCAACGACACAGCCACTACCGACATACACGTGGGTGGTCAAGCGTTGCGGTAAGCACCCGTCTATAGATAAATACTGGACAGGCAGACACCTCGCCACCGCCAAGACAACAGACAACTGTTGGTCATTAGACATGGCGAAGGCACGGCGCTTTCAGTCCGAGCAAACAGCAAAGCATTGCGCCATGAACAGTGACGCATGTGACGGGTGGAAGTTGTACTACACCCAAGTCTGATAGTATTACAGTCCGAGTAGCCTTGCTCCCACGGTTTCCCCTTCCTGTGGTAGAGCAGGGCTACTTTTTATTTTTACCCAAAGCATCGCGCTGACGTGGAGTCTTGCCACCGAACACACCGAACCTGCGAATGTCAGTTGTCTCCGCCTGCATAGCAAGAGCCAAGCACTCACGGCGCACCGAGCACAGCCCGCACACCTTCACCGCCTCATCAAACACACCGCGATGGTTCAACCCAGCAGGTATATCAGGGAAAAATATCTTGGCGTCCATACCTTTGCATCGCGCACGGTCATACCAACCCAACTCTAATTCTCTCACTTGCGCCCCTTAGTTTTCTTTGCTACGCCAACGAATAGTTTTCTTGCTTTATGACAGAGACATTCACAGCCCTCTATCTCAAAGTCTGTCCACAACTGCACCGCTTTACCGACTGTCCCGCAATGGTCACACATACCCATATGCCCGCACGGGTGGACACAGTTACCATTCGGGAAGTCATCAGTCGTCGTCATCGTCTTCAGGTTTACCACATACGAGGGGTGTTCTCCCAATCGGGAAGTCACACGGACATGGTTTACGTTCGCCTTTGACTACCATCAGTAAGCCGTCTCATCAAAATGTTCCTGAAGTTTCGCGTTCACCATAGCAAGGCAACCAATGTAGCCTGCCGTATCCACGACAGTGTCATGCGCCCATCTGCCTTCACTCATTGCTGTCCTGAGACGTGAGAGTTTGACTGACACCATGAACAAGATGGCTTGTTCTACTGTGAGGGACACCCCGCAGAGTGCCTCAAAGATGTCGCGGGTCTGTGTGTAATCCTCTAACGGGTGGGCGTAAGCGTTGTGCCTATCCCCTGTTATCAAATTGTGTGCTTCAAGTAGGACGTCAGCGCCTTTTGTCTCTTGTCTCATTATATGGGTTCCTCCAAATAACCGCGCCACAGTTGGCTTCAACTGCTTCTCTTTGCTCATCGCTTTCATAGCAACGCATCACATAAACGCAAGGGTCAGAGCCGTCCATGAACTCTGCGTCTTCGGTAATCGTCATCGGTAGCCCGTCATGGGTTGAGCAGACAGGTGGGGTGGTGAACCCTGCCCTAAGACCAATCTCTAACCATTGGTCAAAGGACAGTTTCGTAATGCCCACTAGAAAGATTCTTCTTCAAGGAACGATGGCGCTCCGAACTTCTGTGTCACCTGCTTCAGTACTTGTTCGGTCTTGTCTACGAACACGTTGTTGAAACGCATGGTCAATCCGATTTCGTCAGCCAAAATCTTTGTAGTCCACACCTTGACACCTTCTTTGTTTTCGTATGACGAGATGTCTAGTTTGCCTACAACAACCACGCGACTACCCTTTTCGATGGATGATGCAGCGTGCTCTGCCATCTGTCCGAAGACAGTGACGTTGTGCCACACCGTAACTTTCTTTTCGTCTTTGCCTGATGTGGTAGCAACAGAGAACGTGCCTTGTGCTAGCCCTGATTGACCGTACTTCAACTCAATTGGTTTGCCAGCGTTGCCGACAATGGTGATGGTATTCATTTTGTTTCCTCTTTCATGGGGTGGATGTTGTTTGTTGTGCTATTCCTATCACGCCCAAGACAAAAATGGGTTGGTGGTTCGGAAACTTTTACATGGGTAATGAGGCGTGTACTGCACGCATCGCATACCCAACTTGTTGTGTGTCTGCCCTTCATCGTGTTTAGTTTATGGCTTGATAGCCCAAGGTCCCCAGCCGAAACCGTACCTATCCATACCGTACTGGTAGATGGCTAGCCCTGCCGTAAGACAGGTGACAGGCTTGAACAGGTCTGCTGGTTTAGTGATGATGCCTTTGTCGGTCAGCCATCCAGTCCACGAACCATTCAATTGAAGCAAGCAACGGCTTCCACCATGCGGGTCTTGACGGTTGAACGAACGGTTGAACCCACGGCTCTCCCTAAAAATCACGTAGTCAAGAGTAGGCAATGCGTCCTCTGTCCAACCAACCTCACGTGCAAGCGACCACCACTGGGGTGCTTTGGCATTTGCTGGTATCGGCAATGGTTCTTCCCTTACTAAACGAATGTTTGCGGTTGAGGATGGCGTCCCTGTCTTCTCTGCTGGTGCTTCTGCCATCGCTACCGTTCCCCCTGCTAAACCTAAACCTATAAGTAATGATATAAAAACTTTTAACATTTATTCTCCTAATCGTAGGTGGATACTGACATCAACTCCTTGACCTGCTCTGGGTATATAAGAAAGCCTTTCGCTGGGTTGTCTGAGTGTTCCGCCGCTACCAACTGTCTGAGTTGAGTGACATTATGTTTGAGATAGCGTTTCAATCTGCGTACCTCAATTATAACGAATGCGTTGGGCGAGAACAAATAGACCCACCATTTCGCTTGTGTTACCTGTATACCGCTTGGCTTCCACCCTGTATTACGTGGGTTCTGTTCGTACTCTACGAAGATTCGACCATTACGGTATCTGTCATACTTCACCTCAAAAGAACCCTGACTTAAGTCCGAAAGAAACTGCAAAACAATCTCTTCGCCTTGATGTCCGAACTCTAAATCTTTTGTGAAGTCAAACTGTTTGATGTCGTGTGATGGTACGTAACCTTCGGTACGTTCAGCCACTAGTAGCCTGCTTGCTTCAACAGTTTCACTAAGTCTTCTAAACGGACAAGCGCATACTGGTCAGCAGGATTGCCATAGTTACGGCGCTTCGCCACGACTATACCTATCTCTGCGTTCGCGTTCACTCGTTCGTTCTCAGCCTCATGTAACCAGCCAGAGAAGTTCAATGTCTTATGGTTCTTGCATTCCCATACAAGACGCGGGTCTGTTCCAGTGATGTCGCCTTTGTCTAACGTGCCTTGTAGTGTGCGTCGTTCGACGTGAGGGTAGAAGTCTTTGAGATAGTTCACTACGAACGTTTCAAAACTAGTTCCCTTGGCTCGTTCCTTGGACATTCCTCACCTCCTGTTGTAGCAGTTGGCGAAGTAAAGCACTACGCCCTACGCCACGCTGTTGACACAACTGTGTGAGTACTTCATGTTGCTGTGCGGTGATACGCAACGCAATCATCTTGACTGAACGGTCTTTACCTGTTGGGTCTACGGTTCGTTTCGCAGCCATTGCTATCCACCTTCGTTCTTCAATGCGGTGAATGCGTCACGCAACAAAGGCAACTGTGACTGCATAATGATGCCGTCCCAATTTAGTTTGGCTTTAGATGCAACGATGGCTGGGTCTAAACCAATCTTGTCGCAGGCATCCACGAACTGTTTTACCTGTGACTGGGTGAGAGCCTTGTCTGCTTCGGGTTCGGCTGGTGTCTCTACCTTTGCAACCTTTGGCACTACTGCCTTGCTACCGACTTGTGCTTTTGCGGGTGCATCGTCTGACTCCCACTCCTGCTTCGTCCATAGTGCGAGGCATACACCGAAGCGCATAGCCGCATTGCGGATGAAGTCGGACACTAATTCTTTTAGTAGGTCAGGCTTTGATGCTTGGACTGAGCCGATACCGAGACGGCGTACACCGTGAATGGTCATCCATCCAGCCATGTGTGCCATGCCGTTCTCTACACGGTACGCAGGTAGCCCGTCATTGTCGAACGCTACTGGTTCCCATGTCCACTCCGCAGAAATTTCTAGGAGCATCTTGGTTACGTCCGCATGCCCCACAAAATCGAGACTGCCACCACCGCGAGGTAGTTTGCCAACAATCTTTGGGTCTGGTACGCCATACTTGCCGAGGATTTCTTCTAATTTCATGCTCGTTCTCCCTTCAAGAGAAGTGTTCTATTGGTTACTTGCTTACTGTATTTGTCTGCAATTGCTGGCTCTAAAGCCTTCAATAATTTGATGTCAAGTGACTGCCACGTCTTGCCTTTCCATGTGGCAACCATCGTGCCGTTCACCGTAGCGTATTCATTCTGCCCAATCAAATCGCAAAGTTCTGCTTTCAACTGGTCCTCAATGACGCTCAGTTCCTTCACCTGTTTTTTTACTTGTTTGAGTTGGGCGACCAAGTCAAGAGTGTCAGGTGGGAGTTCAATCGTGGTGTCCGTTGGACGCTGGTAGCGGGTCGTGATGGTTTCGTACGACCATTTGACACCTTCAGGTGTGATGCCCAAATCGCAGGATGCCAGCCACTTTCCGACTGCTTCAATGTGCTCATTCTTTTCTCCTTCGCTAATCATTTGTTCGTGTATATAAAAACTCATAGAGGAATCAAACACACCCCATGTCACCTGACTTACGTCAGCACAGATGGCTTGCTGGATACCTTGGACACGCCAATAATCGGGCAGTACGCCTGACCATTCACGGTTCATGGTTTTGATTTCAAGTATCTTGCGGTCATCACCGTTCTCATAGAAGCCGTCAAGGGTGGCAATCATTCGCGCACCGTTATCAGTTTCACAAGCAAACATTTCTTCGGGTGTGAAGAACTCAATGCCTGTTCTGTCTGTCGCCCATTTGATACAGAGTGGTTCAAGGTCGTTGCCACGGGTCATTGCCCATGTTGGCGGGATAGGTGCAGGGGGTATGTCACCTAACAGTTCGGCAGCGTACTTGTCCATCGGAACAAATGGGTGTAGCCCGTAGATTGCGGCTACTGCTGATGCTGATACTCGTTTGCGTTTCTGTTCATCCCAGAAGCGGATGTCAAGCCAGTCTTGTTCTCCGTGTGTGGGTTTGGTTATGCGGAATCGTTTGATTTCCATGTGTTTCCCTTCGTTGTAAGTTGATGTGGTTCACCTTACAAGCAAGTAATACTGTATGTCAAGTATTATTCGGAAAAACTTTTAGCGTCTTCACCATCGCCACAGGGATGCACAACACACCATCCACGTCATCGCTATCTGTTTTTGATTGGTAGATAGTTACATGGTCGGGCTTGCCACCTTGTTCTACTGCTAACAAGAATCCGCAACTCAACACCATGCATGGGTCTTGGTCGATGTTGTCTAGTGCCGTCCATGTTTCTGTCGCGGCATGCGCGTCCATCCACGTGACGGTAACTATGGGATGTGTTAGCCCTTCTTCCATGTCAGGAGTTTACTGTCTCACGAGGGCGCGCGGACGCGGTTAGCAGGTGGTCTAGTTCGTTGAGTGCGCGGAAGAACTCGTCTTCTTCGGGACGGGAAACCCTTGCGGTTACTAGGTATTTGCGGATTGTTTCTAAGGTTTGGCGAGTCATGGGACCGACCAAGATACCAGCCTGTTGAATTGTCTTGCGATTACCGCGGATGATTTTTTACGTGGTCACCCAATTGGTCAGACACTTTGTCTATCTTGTACTCAACAGAACCCTGCTTCTTGTACACCATCTTCAACATGCCCATAACAACGTCATGGTCTTTCGCGTTTTCTTTTCTGAACTGTTGCAACAGAACTGTTAGCAAACCGCCAACACTAGACACAACAGCAGCAAGAAAGATAGCCCAGCCAGCGTCCACATTAAACCGCCTTGCTCGCTAACCAGTCAAGAACACGCTGAGGTTTTGCATCGCCACACACGTAACGCAAATGCCACGGTTCACTTGGCACTACTTCCCAAGAGAAACCAAACGACACAGCGTTAGCCTTCAACCATGCAAGACGCTTCGGTTCGCTAGCGTTAGCAATGTCAATGGCAATACCGAGGTTATGCTTGGACGTTCCAGGCACCGCCAACATCGCCATACCTTTCTTCAGATACCATGCTTTGCCCTGATAGATACGAGGCTTCTGCCCTGCAATTACATCTGTTGTGTATCGCTGGAAGAATCCGTACTCTTGAACCGCCAAAGTGCGGTATGTATCCGCTGGGCTTGTCGGACTAAGGTCAATTCCTTCAGCGTTTGCTGCCGCATCCATTGCTTCGTATGCGTCTGCGGCGCAATGGTGCAACATTCCTTTGCCTTCAATCTTGCGAAGAAGTTTCGGAGCGAGTTCACCAGGCTTCGCATTCTTAAGACACGAACAGAGTTTGACATCGATGATTGGTAGGTCATTGCCTACCTTTTTCTTTAACGCCATTACTCGGAAACTTCAGGCTTAGCCTTAACTGCACCTGTGAATGCAAGTTCGATTTCCTCTTTGCTGAGGGAACCGTCAACGCTGAAGCGCAACAACTTCTCAACAACCTGTGCGCATGCCATGATGCCAGCGAGTGCTGCTGACTTCCATAGTTGGACACCAATCAAAGCGCCACCAGCAACAGCCGCGAGTGCGGATGAGCCGAACAATGCGAAGATACGGAAGATGATGTTCTGAAGTTTTGCCATGACTAGTCTTTCTTTGAGAGTGTGAGTATTGAGTGTACCAAAACAACAACGCCTGTGATAAGGGTTGCCTGTCTTAAGGTAGGACCAGAGAGGGTAATCAGGACCATGCCTGTGCCTGCCCATGTCCACGCATTATCCACTAGGTAATCCAAAAGTTTTCTCATTAGCGTCTAATTCTAGTACCTGCGGCGGCGAGGGTTAACCCCGCTGTGACCGCGATAAGGGTGCGGCGTTCTCCGACTGGGATGTTTGAGCCAGTAGGGGTGTAGTCGTCTAAGCCTTCACCAAAGATGTCGATGGTGTCCTCAAATTCTTCACGGATTTCCGTAGGTGCGGATTCAATAGCGGCAATAAGTTCTTCGGTCTGGGCATCGGACAGTTCGGCTACGTCCAACGCCTCAAAGATTTGTTGCGCCTGCTCGGTGCTAACTATTGCAAGCACTTCAGGACTGGATGCAAGGGCTGTTGCCTGCTCTTGGGATGGTTCCTCAGCGAGCAGGGTTTCCAAGACTTGTTCGACTTGTTCTGGGCTAAGTTCGGCTAGGGCTTCTACAAGGGCTTCTGTGGTTTCTGCTTCTGCTATTAGCGTATCCACTTCCTCGTCGCTTAGAGGGGCTTCTAGAGGGGTCTCAGGCTCTTCTGGCAGGGTTGTGTCTACGACTGGTTCTTCTGTAGTGTCGGGGGATGGCTCAGGACTTGGTTCAGTTGTTGTGGTTGTTTCTTCGGGAAGCGTCTCTTCTGGCATGGCTTCCTCTACTGTCGTGCTTGTGGTGCCTGTCTCGGTTTGTTCAGGCTCTTCAGGAACGGAAGTATCAACGGGTTCTGGCTCAACTATTTGAGGCTGTGTAACAGGTGTCGGAACTGCTGGTGCTTCTGTCGTGGTCGTCGTTGATACTGTTGATGTTGTTTGGGGTACGGAAGTACTGGTAGTTGTCGTCGTTGAGGTGGTGCTAGTTGAGTTCACCACAGAAGTTGTTGTTTGAGGAACTGTTGTCGTAGTTGAAGTAGACGTTGTGCTCGTCGTTGTACTCGTACTGGATGTTGAGGTTTCTTGAACTGTCGTAGTAGTCGGGTTGGTGACAGGGACAGTCGTTTCGGGGACAGTAGAAGTAGTAGTCGTCGTTGTCGTTGATGTCGTGGATGTGGTTATAGATGCCCATAACGACAGGTTACTAATAGTTAGATGCCCTGGCGCACAGCAGGTATCTATCGAATACTGGCGGAACGTGAACACATCACCCTCAGACACGGGTACAGACAGCTCGCCTGTCGCATTGTTCTGTTGTGTAAGCAAGGTGTATACGTCGTTGATGCCGTACTGTGGCGGGTCATATACCCAACCATCAGTCGTCTGATATGCCCAAGTGAAATCTATTGTGTCTACATCTGCGGGGATTGTAGTCTCAATTTTCACCCAATGAGCAGCACCAGAACACCCACCATAATTAGGACCATGCA